AATGGAGAACACCCTATAGCTGATGTTACATCAACTAAGAAGTTCACTGTTACTGGTATTACTACAGATCCAGGCTTATTCCTCAACCAAGTAAACCAGAGAACTACACAACAACAGGTAGAATCCTTACCAACAGTTCAAAGATCAAAGGCGAATGATAGTTTTGCAGTTTATAGGGTTCAAGAGAACAGACCTCATGTGCCTGGCACATCTGGACAAGATGGTGTTTATAATGTCATCTTAGTATGTTCATCAATACCACTAGACAAGGATCTAGGTTTTGGTGTATCAATGAAGTCCTTCTCACAGGACGTAAGAAACTTATATCCACAACAAGATAGAGACAACTACGACTCAGATCCAGAACCAAGTATCACTCATGCTAGTGCTTCTGTTATAGGTGACGTTGTAACAAGTGACAAAAAGAGATCCATCACTAAAGAATCTCTTGGTTACTTCATGCAGGGACAACAGGTAGGTTATGCTGCTACAGGTGCAGTAATTACTGGTTCTGGTAATACCACTGTTACTCTGTTTACTGACGTTGAGCATAACTTCAACTCAGTCAAGGGATTAGAACTTATAACTCCTGGCGCTGGATATAACAACGGATCAGGAATTGCCACAGTCATCTATGCTGCAGACCTAGAAAACGTTGCCTTGATTGGACAGAACGCTTCTGCTAAGATAACAGTGTCTGCTGCTGGTACTATTACAGATATCAGTTTAGTTGATGGCGGTTGCGGATATGGTATAGGAAATACCATGACTGTATCATCATTCCCTGCTGGTGCTCCTACTACTGCTGGTGTTGTTTCAGTCACATCTATCTTTAACAACATAGGTGATGGACTAAACTTAACTGGTTTTGAAGATCCAAAACTAAATGGTACATTCAAGATCGTAGATATTCCTACATCTAAGTCTATTTCAGTTGAGATAGGAACTGCTAGAAATCTAGATCCATACTTCAAAGATAGAGATGACAGAAGAGTTCCAACATATCATTTATCAAACATTGGTGTTGGTGTAACTTATATTGATGTCACTGGAGAAACTGGACTTACAACTATTAGAGTTGACAACAACCACTCACTTGTGCCTGGAAACTCATTTGTAATTCAAGGAACTAAGAACCCACTATTTGATGACAGAAAGTTAGTTGTTGATGGTGTTGAGGAAGATATTCCCCTAAGAAGTATTACATGTAATGTTGGTATTATTACATCTGGTATTGCAACATCATACTTGTTGACTGATACTAGACTGTTTGGTACTGGTATATCTGCTAATGGTAAGTCATTGAGTGCTGGTGAGAACAACTTAGCTGGTAGAGCATCATACTTCTATACTGGTATATCCACAACTCTTAACGCTCCACTAACATCTACTGATACAACTATTACTCTTTCATCTACTGAAGGATTCAGAAGAGGAGACTACTGTATTATAAATGGAGAGGTCGTAAGATTTACAAGTGATAACATAAACAATATACTTCGTGGACAGTTTGGTACACTGGCATCGCCTGCCATAACAGGAACTACGATCAAGAAGATCAAGGTTCTTGCCATGGAATTACGCAGACCTTCGATCCTTCGTGCCTCTGGTCATACATTTGAATATCTTGGTTATGGATCAGGAAACTACTCTACATCATTACCACAGAAACAGGACAGAGTTCTATCTGATACTGAATCACTGACTGCTCAGAAGAAGGAACTAGACGGTGGTACAGTTGTTTATACTGGTATGAACGACTCAGGAGACTTCTTTACAGGATATAAGAAGTTATCATCAATCACTGGTGAAGAAGAAGTTCTTGAGGCACCAGTATTCACCTATGTTGGTGATGATGCTGAGGCTGAGACAATCAAGAGAGCATCAGGTGTATTTGATGAAGTATTGATTAGAGAGTCACTCACAGTTGAGGGTGGAGACAACAACAATAGAACCACACAGTTCTATGGTCCTGTCAACATGACAGAGAAACTTACCAACACATCTGATGATGGTATTGAGACTGTAACTCTATCACTTAGAGGAGATGCCCCACAGGGTAAGATCATCACAGTTGGTATTTCTACTCCTACATCTGCTGGAAGATCAGGTGATTTATCATTCGTGGGTGTGCCTGCGGCTGGTGGATACTTAGGACACATCTTTGCAGAGGGTGAGTGGAGAAGATTTGGTGCAGTTTCACAGGAAACAAATAGATCATTCTATAAGTTTGATCAGATAGGTATTGGACAGTCTGGCGTTGGTGTATTCAACTTCAAAGATTCATTTGAATGTAATGGTGTTGCCAAGATCAAAGACTTGTTTGTGTCTGGTATGGTTACATTTGCTGCCAACCAGTCATTCGCTGGTGTGTCATACGATACTCTAGTAATTAAGAAGAACGCAAATTTCTGGGGATACAATACCACAGGTGGTATATCCTATGAGGGAATCCCTTGGGAACAACATGGATACTACACACAGGTACATGAGGCTGGTACTTCCAGACTTTACAACATGGAAGTTGTTGGTACTTATGTAACATTCAAACCAGCATCACAGATAGTGGTTGAAGGACCTATGAAGTCCACATTCGCTGGTGTAAGTACATTTGAAGGTACACTTAAAGTTGGAAACCTTGAGAGTACAGGTGGTACATTCAATGGTACATTTGTCAATGCAGACAATGGTTCATTCAGTGTACTTGAAGCATCATCTAACTTATATGCGAAGGCTGGTATCATTACTGATCTACACGTTACAGTCGGTGTTGTAACTAATGGACTGTATGCTGACATAGGAATTACAACTCTATCTCACGTTGGTACACAATATGTCAATGAGAACAGAGTATTCACAGGTATTGTTACTAACTTACAAGTAACAAACAGTGCGACCATTGCTAACGAGACAGTTACAAATGCAACTATCACTAACCTAACAGTTCCTTCTGCTGGTGGTGGTAACGCAGACATTGAACTTGCAAACATTGCTGACCTAACCTGTACAGACATTACATTTACTGATGACTTGATCGGGCCAGATGCCTACTTCTCTAATGATGTAGATTCTGATGGATTGACTACCAGATATATTGGTAGTAAATATGGTCCTACTCCTGGCGTAGAGTCAGAACAGTTGACTATATTCGCTAACGCTGGTGTTTACACTTGTATCAGTGGTTTCGCTATGACAATGGCGAGAATCAATATGACATCAGGTGGTGATGGTCTTGCTGCTCCTAAAGTCACCGCTGACGTTGGTATTATTACTGCCTTGAGTGCTGGTAATAATGCAAACATGACCATTGAGGCAGGTCCTGCTGGACAGATTAAGTCATTCCAGTTTGAATCTACTGCAACCAATGTTCCTCCTATCAAAGTTGCATCTACATCTAAGTGTGTCAACTTGAACGCTGACTTACTTGATGGTCTTACAATGATAGACAGCAACTGGACGACAGGTGCATCTATCATGGGTAGAGACTCTAATGGTAGTACAAAAGTCAAGGATATTACTGCAACTGGTATATTCCAAGGCGGTGCTGGTGCCTTCCCTGATGGAATCACAGGTAATAATGCGACTATTGGTGGTAATAATGAAATCGCCAACCTGACTGTTACAGGTACATTTAACTCTGACGTTGGAACTGAGTTCGCTGGTAACTCCAACACTGCCACAACTACAACCAACTTCTTTGGTGCTAGTGGTAGAGTTCCTTACAACAGTGCATTAAATACAACTTCTACTAGTGGTAACTTCACATTTAACGGAACTAAACTCACTGTTCAAGCATTGAAGTCAAATACTACTATAGAGGGTAGTATTGATGGTAACTCAGTCACTTCTACAACTGCAACTAACGTGGTTGGTGCTCAGAATAGAATCCCATTCAACAATAATACAAACTCGACTACAACTAATGGTAACTTAGTCTTTGATGGTACTAACCTATCAGTCGGTGGAGACATTACTGCCTTTGCATCTGACATGAGATTAAAAACAAATCTCGAACAGATTGAAGGTGCTGTTGCTAAGGTATGTAAGTTAAGTGGATTCACATATGAGTTCAATGAGACAGGTAAAGGACTTGATTTACCAGATGGTAGACACGCTGGTGTATCTGCTCAACAGGTATTAGAAGTATTACCAGAGGCAGTTGCTTGCAGACCAATAGATGATTATCTAACAGTCAAATATGAGAAGTTAGTTCCTCTATTGATAGAGGCAGTCAAAGAACTTAAGAAAGAGATTGACGAACTCAGATTTGTTATGAAGATATCTCCACCAGATGATTTCTAATGGAAGATAGATACGAACCTAAACAGTTTCAAGATGGAGACTGGCATTGCGAAGCAATAATGGGGATTGAAGAGGTGAGAATACTTCACCACACGATCACCGATTATCTTGATAAGACTGAGGATATACCGCCAGTCAATAAATCCTACCTAGAACATATACAGAATAAAATGTTCGCCATGATTGCTGAATACAACCTAGAGTTATAAACTATGATCCAACTGAATATTATTGATGAAAAGACTCACAAAGTCTCAGATGACCTACATTACGAAGTAACAAGAATAGAAAACCACCCAATCATCATAGTTGACGAGGTGCTAGAGAACCCTCACGAGTTTATTAGTGAGATAGTATCTAAGTTGCCGATGCAATATAATGATTTACATAAAGGAGATCCAGACGAGGTATTTCCAGGCTATCAGTCAAAGTTACACATTGATCTGCCTGAGGTGTCTTTGCTTGTTGGACACATGATTCAGAAATGCACAGACTTTAAGAATATAGAACCCAGTGAAGTAAAAGTATCATATCAGGTCAATGCAATGCACAGCGACACAGATGTGAATAGAATTTCGATCCAACCTCATGTTGACCCAGCAGTATTCGCAACAGTTTTATATCTTAATCCAGAAGTAGATGCACAGGGAGGCACATCATTCTTTAGACACAAGGGAACTGGACTTACTAATATGGAGAATGTGTACAAACCATATAAAAGAACAGAGGAATATTGGAATTTTAAAGAGTGGGTATATGATTTTCAAGACAAGGCACTAGATCAGATAGATAATGATACTACACTAATAGAAGATGTTTGGGAAGAAGAACATCATGTACCAATGAAATTCAATAGACTGGTCATATATCCTTCATATATGTGGCATACTGCCGTGATGAAGAAGGGTTGGTACACAGACAGAACGAGAACTTCAATGTCTGGATTTGTGTGGCCTGACAGTTTAGGCATAGACATAGATGCAGAATGAAACAGACGGATTACTTCACTATATCTTTCATTATCGGAATGTTCTTTCTTCAGTCGATCATAGAAGATTGCTCGAATTATGTAGAGGAATAGATTTTCCTGATCCAGAAGAACCTGATCGCAGCACACACTTATATAAAGTAACTGGTTGGAGATCCCACTTTGAAGTTGAACCTCATCATGGGGAGATATATGATTTGATTCACAGGGCACATATGAAACTGATGCCTAAGATATACAAAGATTGTGGTAATACATTACCAGCAGACCCTATATACGATAAATACTCAGGGTATTGGTTATGTAAATACCCTGTTGGCGGTTTCCTGTCTCCTCATGCTGATGTAGATGCTGATGCTGGGTCTGTAACTTCATCATATACTATCAATGATGACTATGAGGGTGGTGGGATTAGATTCTGGGAGAAACATGACTTACTCTCAGGTGGTAACTCTGCTCATGTTTATCCTTGCAATCACCTATTCAAACATGAAGTCACCCCAGTTACCGAAGGCGAACGATATTCTGTTATTACTTGGTTCAGTTATCAAAAAGGAAAGCAATGGTTGATTTAGACAAATTAATTTCAGTATCTAACTCAGGTAAGTATCCTAACTTACTTAATAGTGTGGATATTGATGCCATAAAAGAAATCATAGAGGCCAATCCTGATTATTTTTCTGATACTACATCTAATCAGGCAGCGGCATTTATAAAGTCAGAGGGAAATGAAACTGAATATGGATTTAGTTCTATGATTCGTACAGGTATTAATCAATTCCAATACTTTGATGGTCATATAGGAGAGAATCCTCTATTCAAATATCTAGGGGGAGAGACTTATGCCTACTGGAAGAATGGTGTACTGTCAAATGAGTTACTTGTCTTTGAAGGTGTGCCTTTGATAGATGCTACAGTTGATGCTATATGCCAACTCACATCAGAAGTCACAGGCAATCCTGATACATCAATGCTAAAAGGATTACTGGATTTATTGGTGCCTGAGGAATTTGGTAACTATGAGGTATCTGTCGCTAAGATTAGTAGAATAGATAAGACAATCAAGATAGGATTATTAAAGACTGATTCATACTTATCAGAAGATGTTTTAAAATATGTTGGGACTAGATCGAATACAAAATTATATCAGAACATAAAAGGATTGACAGATTGCATTGATACGATAACCACTGACCAGACCAACAATCTTATAGAAATGGAACTAGAATCCAACGCTGATGGATTTGTCAAAGAGATTGGATTCTTTTTATCTACTCAGTTTATGAAAGATGCTCCAAACGGAACTACTCCTAATGATAATTTTGGAACATATAGTGAGAGAAGAGAATCTCACTTTACATCAGTATCCTCTATCATAGAGGTAACAAAGTCTCTTGATTGGTTTCCCTCTGACTGGCTTTCAGAACTATCTACATGGGAAGAGTTACCAAAGGGAGTCGTAGGTGGTCAACTAGCGACTGCCAACCAAGATGGTCTTAAACGTGAATTAATATATGGATTTAACTAGGTAGTTGTTACGTTACCAGTAGCCTTACTAGCACCGCCGCCTGGAGGACCTCCACCAGTGCCTGTTTTTCCTGATCTACCACTACTATGGTATCCGCACCCTTCTTGGTCTGCACCACCTGTTGCACCAGTATTTCCTATATTTCCATTTGAACCATTAGATTCAAAACTGCCTCCATCTCCTCCTTTGCCACCAGTACCACCAGTACCACCTGACCTAGAAGAACCGCCTGCTCCGCCTGAACCATTCCCACCACCTGTAGAAGCGGCTATCCATTGAGCAGTAGCAGAGTTCCAATAATATCCAGCACCTCTACCACCTGTTCCGCCTGCACCACCATTACCGCCTGCACCACCATTATTAGAACAGACACGATAACTACCTCCACAGAACCAACCTTTACACCTTCTACCTCCGCCGTGGCCACCACCGCCACCTTTACCTCCTTGACCGCCTCCGCCGCCACCTCCACCGCCACCTCTAATGCGGTTGTTGTAGTGACTTGTAGGAACTCTTACGTTTGATGAGGCAACTAAAGCAATTCCTCCACCTCCTCCAGTACCACTGTTTGCGCTACCACTATTACCAGAGTAACCTCTGACTACTGGAGATCCACTTGTATTAACGACATTTAATTCAAGGATACCATTACCACCACTGTTAAATCTAATGGCAGGGTCAGCATTGTCAGCAGCACCCACGTTACCATTGATGTTCATAGTCTTTTTCAAGTTAGACTGATAGATATTATTACCATATATTTCATATCTTGCCTGTAAATGAGTCCAGTTTCCATTTACTTCAGCAGTGACCGCACTTACTACGTTTCTAAGATTACTAAAAGATATTTGACCACTGGTAGGAACATTATTATTTTGGTTTATATTTGCTACCCCTCCACCCCTGTAGTATGAACCAATGTTATTGTTACCACTAAAGAGTGTTCTAATGGCATCTAAACCGATAGAACCAGTAGCAAATGACGTAGTGTAGTCCAAACTCACACTGCCTGCTGTGACATTTGATGTAAAATCCGAATAAACATTATTTGATACATCAGAGTATGTCTTTGCAGAAGTTACGTCATAACTCATTTCATATATCTTGTCGCCGTCTAGTGGGTCTATAGATACAATTTTGTCTTTTGATGCCCCATAATGGTTTGCTACGCCAGAGATATACTTTACACAGTCTTTTAAGTCTTTATTGTTTGGAAAGGTAGTGCCATTCAATCTAATGATTGGGTTTACAAATATGACACCTTCGCTCCAAGTTGCATTAGCAATATTCAACCACTTATTATAGTCCTCTAAAAAATCTGATTCACTAGGTACGATATGTATTCTCTTAGTTCCCTCAGTAGAATTTAAGGCATCATAGTCACTATTATAGTACCAGATACGACAAGTGAAGTCTCCAACAGTTGCGAGACTTTTATAGACCATATCATGCCTACAGATGTCTTGCACCTCAGATGGATTATTCTCATGTCTTTGTAACTCTGGATTATTCAGTATCTCGTAATCCCTTTTGCTCTGTTCAATATCCATATAAGTAGTGATACCTTGCCAAATCTATTTATTATGGTATAATATATAAAGTGTAAGTGCATCAAAATTATGAGTCATAAAGAAGATCTGACTAAGAGAGCGAATGATCTACAAGTAGAGATACAAGAATTGAGTAAAACCTTTGAACTCAAAAAAGAGGAGTTTTTAAAGGTACAAGGCGCTTTAGAAATGCTCCAGATTCTAGAAAATGAAAAAACAAGTACAGAAACTTGATGAGTTACTAATCAAGAAATCTAATCCTAGACTTTACAAACAAATGTATGGGGAATATGATAAGAAAGTCCACTGTTGCCCCAAATGTGGTAATTTATTTGTGGATTAGGGTTGACAGACAATAAAGATCATGATAGAATGGGTGCATGAAACAATTTCCGCCCTCCATTAAAGAATACATACCACTCAAAGGAAGCGGTGTGGCGTATCTCTATGAGTACACCAATATCGAGAACTTTATGAAGTATGTTGGTATTCACTTGGGATTGCCTGAGGACACTTATCTTGAGAGTTCAAAGAATCCTGAGTTTAGAAAGGTAATGGCAGGGTCAGAACCTGTTTTAATATTCAAAATACTACAATACGGAACATACAAACAAATGCAAGACGCTGAACACGCAATCCTCTCTGAGGTAGATGCGAGAAACAATTCAAACTATTACAATCAGAGTAATGGTTCGCCTTCATTCTCACACAAGTCACTAGACATACAGAAATGTGTTGACATTGATTCTAGAAGAAGAAAAGGAGAGTTCAATGTAGGTAAGAAACCTATTGAAGATTGGGTTGATGTACCAAGATTTCAAGGTAGAGCAGATGAACTAGATCATAAGTCAGTTCGTAAGATCAAAGGATTGATCGAGGCAAATGGCGGTAACACAGACAACTGCGATCCTATATTCATCATACTTGGAGAGTTAAACAACGGAAACCATACTCTCACTGCTGCATCAGAGTGTGCTAAGGTAATTGACATACCAGTTGCAATATTACCTGATGATATTGGTAAGACTCTATCTGATCTTGAGATTGATTACTTATCTAAACTTGCTAATAAGGAAGATGAGAAGCACAAGACATCAAATAGTAAGAAGGATATTGTAAAGACTCTGGTTAAGAACAAACTTGCAGACCCAAAGTTTGACTTTGATTCAGCAAGATGTCTTTCAATTCTAGAGGGTCTGTTGGTTAGAACTAAG